CTACCAAGGTCGCGTTCACTCATTTTAGGGCGTACGGGGGGATGCCACGGGGGGCTATCCATTGCCCTTTTGTGAGTTATGAAAGCGACATAACACTTGAAGATTGCTGATCTCTAGCCGCAAATAAGGTGCTTCAGTTAAAGGGATGATGTGATCCACAGTTAAATCCTTGTTGGTACACCCCTTGATTGAACAGAACGGTTGTTGTTCTCTCAATTGTCTGCTCAGCTTGTTCCAGGCGTAATCATAACCACGATCTATTCGCCTTGGTCTTGCTCGATCTTTAACACGTTTACATTCTGCACAACGAGAGGCACGGACTACCCTGCCACATCCTGCACACGGTCTAGGTAATATCATCGTGTTGCTCCAAGTATTCAATTGCATACGATAAGAACACAACTGAATCTCTGAATTGTCCTAAGCCTAAGTTGCACGCATTGCACAATAACCCACGCACTTGATTGGTTTCGTGATTGTGGTCAACACATAAACCCTGAGTGAGATCATCTGCATTGATACCGCATATCGCACACGCATTGTTCTGTATTTCTAATAAGTGTTTGCGTTCAGTAGATGAAATGTTTGTGATTCGCCGGTGCATATTTCTACACTGAGTACAAGTAGTGCGCCGTTTGTTAGGCGTTCTCTTATCGTGATTGTATGCGGTAAGCGGTTTGTTTATATTGCATTTGCGGCAAATCTGATTGTTATTCGTCATCCTCAATCAATTTTTCAAATTCTTCTGAGGATATGAAGTAACGGTTGTAAGCCTCAAGTGTCGAGTTGGTTGCGCGAGTCAATAGCGTTTCAATTGCATCAAAGGACATTTGCTGATCGGTCATTATGTCTGTTGTTACCTCACCAATGCTGACTGCAATGCTTAACACTTAGTCAACTCCAATCGTGAGTCCAATAGATCATCAATGAATTTATCAACGATATGTTTCTTTGAGTCAATGGTGTTAGCTCGTGTGCTTACTGCAAACGCCAACGCTTCATCTATTTCTTTGATTGTTTCGGTATCCATATCCAGTCCATAAATAAGTAAAGCCCAACCAAAATGGTGGGCGGTCTTTGGGGATAGCAATACCTGTTACACGGAAGTGTATCAACAACGTGTGAACTTTTCTGTCAAGTTTTATCTTGCCTTGATCACACCTGCTAAGTCATAGAGTTGACCCTTGTTGGCAATGTTGTTGGCCTTGATGATCTTATACACCTGGCGCTGAGTAAGCCCTAGCCACAATGCAATGGCCTCAACATCGAGAAAGAATCGGCGCGTGGGATTGCTCATCGCCAATGTAACTAATCGCAAGACAGACCACGATTGCTTGCACCCATAACAACTCACCTCATTGGTCAGGCCATTATCGGATACCGCCACCACGTCAATGACTACAAACTTTCGGCAATCATCACTTGGGCAAGGAATCCTGCGCGGTTGCTCAATAAATCGCTTGGCTGCTGCCATTCCCTTACTGTGTAGCTCTTTGACCTCATTGAAGAAATCTCCCACCCATTCCTGCCCCAATGTCCATTCAAGGTGGGCAAGGTGGAAATCACAGGTTGCCTGAACCTCGGCATCAATGGTTGGCTCACGCTTGAGCAGCGCCGGCGGAGTCAACTGCCGTGCGCTACGAATCATTGACTCCCAACTGTGCAAGATGGCAAGCAGCTCAGTGGCCATTGAGTAATCAAGAGCGTTGACGTTAACCCCGATGCTGCGTTCGGCGCTGACTGCGCCTGAGGCTGATCTGCCTGGCGTTATATAAAAACCTGCCTCATATTGCAGGTCAGGGATTTCGGTCAGCCAAGCGATCAGGTTACGGCGGCACGGTCTGCAGTTGCCGTCAATGGTCGAATGTTGGCAAATGGCGCAGGTACTCAAAATGGAACTCCCTCACTTGATTGGCTTGGAATCGGTCTGTTGAAGTATTCAGGGGCAACCTCACCAAATCGAAATGCTGACGGGTCGCAGATGTGATCACCTAAGACAATCGCCTTGGCTGCCTTCAAATACGCACCCCGCCGTGGCGTGGTCTCAAAGGATTCGGCAGTGCGGTGAATCTGATGGGTTCGCCTGCCCATCAACTTGGCCACGATCTCTTGGCTTAACGTCAATGGGGTCACATCAAGGCGGGTTACAAATCCTGCCCAACACAATCCGACCCAAACGATGTTGCCACACTTGCGACAATCTGAAATGTAGAAATTGTTGGAAATGGTCATTTGTTAAAAACCCATAGTGCAGGCGGTGATGTGGGTGTGCAGCGTGCCGTGTCTATAGACACACGGCACGGCACGCACACGACCACGCTCAGTATCGGGGTGTGTGCAGGTGTGCAATCGGCACACTTCTGCACGCTTGCACGGTCATTAGTGGTCATTTTATCTCCCCCAAATAGGTGATTTGGGCATCAATAAGATCGTACTTTTCCTTGCCTGAGTTGGTTAAATACAAAACCGACTTCTGCCCATTGCCCGCATTCTGTACAAATCCATCACGAATGAGTACATCAAGTCTTTCGCCAATTGCCACCTTATCGCCCTTGACCCCATCGTTTAACTCACGGCGGTTGCACCCAGGATGGTTGTGAATAAACTCTGCCATCTCAAGGTATTTCTTAAAAATCATCTTTTCGTTCAGCTCATCCTCATCGGTAGGTTTGCCAATAAGATATTGAATCTGCGCCTTGGTCGAGTCAATGACGATCACGGCAGATTCTTGGGTGCGGTCAGATTTGCGCCAAGCCCCTGCAGATTTGCGAACAAAGCCAGGGCGATCTTTAGTCACTCGCAGGGTCAATGAGCCAACTCTGCCAGGTGATAGCACCTCAATTGGCTCCACAAGGAATGCTGCACCGTCAATGGTGGCCAACTTCGCCTGCCCGCCGATGGCAAACCGCCCGCGTGTTTCCGAGTTTTTCGTTATATGGTCAATAAGCACAACGGCAGCGCCTGAGGCTGAGGCAACCGTTCTTGGGAAAATGCGCATCCATCGGGTGATTGAGTCGTTATCTACCGTTTCACCGCCCCACATCGTCAGCGATTCAGTCACGCCATCAATGACCACCAAGGTTGCCGACTCCGGCTCAAGTATCGCCTGCCAATAAGGGTCATCGGCGTTACGAGCTGCTTCAGGTCGAATGTAGGTAAAATACTGCAATAAGTTGGCACGGCTCACGCCAAGGCTTTTTAGGCGATTGACGATATCTAAGGCATCTGATTCAAAATCAATATAGATCACCTTTTTATCATCTTTGAGCAATTCGGCGGTGGCAATCTGTGCAACCCACGACTTGCCTGATTCTGATTCACCGTAAAATGAGTGAACGCGACCTTGGTAGATCAGCCCTGCTCCATCATTCCTGTTCAAAATGGTTGCAATGGGTGGCGCAAATAGGCCGTCATAATAGTCAGATAGGGGTAGCGGCTTCCAACTGCTACCTTCCTCGCTTAAATCGGCCTCTGAAGGCTTGTTTGGGGCAGTCAGTGGCGCATTTGATACTTCAAGAACTCCCAATTCACGGGTGTGTCCGAATCCTTGAGCCTTGAGATCGGCTGCAGCGTTCTTAAAGTTACCGTTATGGTGCAGGTGTGCGTACGCTGCGAACTTTGAATATGATGTTTCAGAGTCAAAGACCGTGCTTGTGCTGAAAACGAATAACTTATTGTTTCCGTTGAAGTTTGTGGTTGCACTGATTCCTTCATTCTTGCCTGGCCTGCGCCAAACAGTTGCCTCACCTTTGTTGTAAACCTTTGACCAACCCAATGGTATAAGAATCTCATCCCAAGTTGTGCGGGCGTTGTAATCATCGCCTGCCGATAAAATGCCGTCAATCTTGTTGCTGACCTCTTGGGCAATACTCTCAGCCTTGGGCATCTGATCAAATAGGGCAAAGAGTGAATGCAGTGCGGTGTGTTCTTGATCGGTCAGCGTTGGAATCTGCTCAATCGAGCCACGCAAGAGTTGCCAAGCACCGCCCGATGGGTGTGTAGTTCCTGCCGATGGTGCGCAGATAGAAAATCCACCTTCACCGCGAGTTTCGGCCAAGACTTCAACACCACCGTTCTCGCCTGGCCTTCGTGCAAGTTTTAGATTGCCTGCAACGGGTGACTCAAGGCGATAAAGCCAATGCAGGCCACCTGATGGGGTCATCTCCACATATCCTGCGTTGATCTTTTCCCATACATCTGCTAAGCCTGATGAGGTTGCAATTTCTGCAATCTGCAGGTGCATCTTGTCGGCAACTGCTCGACCTTCAAGTTCAAGCATCTCAAGGTTGCCTGAGATACGGCCTGTGATCACACCTAAGCCTTGGATTGTTTCGTTGTTAAACCAACCCAATAGCTCGTCTTGGGTAGGCTGACGATCTTGAAATTCTTTCCACGTTGGCAGCATCGGGCGCTTGGAGCCGTCACTAGCCGTAGGCACCGCCACGATGCCTTGCGTTGCAAAGCGTAGGGCAATTGGCAAAAGGCTAGTCATTTATGTATCCGTTCGTTGTAAGGAATTTGATCAGAAACTTTGCCATTGCGCTCGGTGCATCAGGCAGTGCATATTCATACCCCGCCCACAACCCGTAGGCCAAGCCTTCTTGCAATGTCTTTTCGCTCATAAGTCCAACTGCTCATCTTTGTCGGCAAGAGCGAACTCAATGCGGGCTTGTGCAATTGCCACATACTCAGCCGATTGATCAATGCCAATGAAATCAAATCCTTCATAGGCACAAGCCTTGCCTGTCGAACCTGAACCCATAAATGGGTCAAGTACGGTGCCATTTGGCGGGGTCACAAGGCGCACAAGATACTGCATCAGCGTTGTTGGTTTTACTGTTGGGTGGTGGTTTTGGCGGCTTGGATTGATGTAAGTACGATCAGGACAATCGCAACCGCCTGTTAACAACGTTGCACTACAGGTTGCACATATTCGAGCCAACCCGTGACCTTTTACACCGATTGCCTTTTCCTCAAACCCATCAAGCCCCTCATTGCGGTCACGCTTGCTTGCCTTGGCGCAGTAAAAGAATCGGGCGGCGCTGCCTGAGTCAGAAAACCCATCAGCAGCGTTTTTCTTGCCTGCAAGCCCTACTGCATTTTCAGATGCACCACCTTTGCGAAAACCTGAAACTTTCCCACTGCCGGTTGCCTTCGTATCAGGAAACAACCCCACAACCTCATCACTGCCATCGTGAATGAAGTTGGCGGGGAAGCGGCCTGTGACGGTTTTTTCGTATCTTTCACCACTTGGTTGCCAGTTGTCATCCATAAAATTCAAACCAAAACCATTTTCAACAACGGTCATTTCTCTTGACTCACTACCAACCCGCGTGCCGTCAATGTTCAACCCGCCAACACCATAAGTCAGCACGTTGTCTGCAACGGTGCCTTCCAACGGCTTGCGAGCTAGCACCATTGGCTCGTGTGCGGGCTTGAGTGCGGTGCCCCAGCCTTGCCAGGTTGCAGCACGTTCGCTTGAATCACCTACTTGCTCAAGTTGGTTGATTGTTGTGTTGTAACCACCCGCACCTTCAGCGTTCATAAATCCAACACCACTTGCGGGCTTTTCTAAAAATTCAACGCCATCAATTTTGTTAATTGCCTTTTCAATGTTATGCGACTTCGGAAAACCTGACCCATACACCCACATAATCTGATCGCGAATCTGAAACCCTGCATCCTCAATGGCGACGGCCATACGGTGATAGGTGCGAGAGCCTGAAAAAGCAATAAGGTGGCCACCAGGCTTAATCACTCGTAACGCCTCTTGCCATACCTCAATGTTGAAGGCAATGCCACTTGCATCCCAACTCTTGCCCATAAACCCTAGCTCATACGGCGGGTCGGTCACGATTGCATCCACCGAGTTATCAGGCATCACCTTCATTGCCTCAATGCAGTCTGCGTTGATTAGTTTCACTTACTTTTCCCCCAACCTGTTCCTTTGAATATGGCACCAACGGGCGTGTAAACCCTAACCAACGGCTTTTCACAATCCTCGCAATACTGCAAATCTTTATTATCAAACGAAAGATTAAGCTCGAAAGTGTTACTGCACTGCTCGCATTTGAAATCATAAGTTGGCATTATCTGCCCGCTCTGCCTTTGGGTACTTCTCTTGAGGCCAAATACATTTCACGCTTTTATCCATTAAAAACAGGTACCGGTGCTTGCGTGATCTTGGCACCCATTTGCCTTCGAATCCCTTTGATTTACCCCGTGATAACTTTCGGCCATCGGCAAAAAAGAAATCATTTTTCTGTGGGGTTAACCCGTGATATGTAAAGTTTGCCGCCTGATAGACCGCGCCAATGTGTCTTGATGAGTCCGCATAACTAATGACTGCTTTTATGTCGCATTTCTTCAATTCTCTTAATGAACGGGCAATCAAGTATGAACCGTGATTTTTCCCATTAAGCAATGGATTTAACACCAAACGGCTCATCTCCAAAAATTCAGGATAATTGCCACGGGGCAACCCAAAGGCTGAGGTTGCAGAATTAGGAACGCTTAAAGGTGAATACACAACCGCCCCTTGCAGCTCGTTTTCAATAAAAAGACCAAAACAGTATTGCCCAATAAAACGCTTGCTGCCCAAATAATGAAAAGAACTGACTAAATCGTATGCCTCACGATACTTTATTCTTTCAACATATTGGAGCGATGAAGTCGGAATTGAACCGCTAACCGATAACTGGAAAGTCATCTGTGTTGCCATTACACCATCACCGCATATCACTTGCTTCACCCCGTTCAATTGTCTTGCGTGAAATGTTTGGAATCGAACCAAAAAGCGCCTTCCCCAACGCCTGCAAACCTGCCATTTCTCCCACCGCTCGAAAGGACTAAGTGCGGTGCCTTGCTCTCAACTTCAACAAAGACTTACGCCTTTGTTGCCCCGAGTTGAGCCAAGAGTGCTTGTACATCAGGTGGCAAGTTATTTACATCAGCCACCGTTGCCGCAGCCACGGGCGCAGCCTGAGCCGGTGCGCCTGCAATATAGGCATTGGCTTTGGCAACGGCAGTTGCATCGGCGGTTGCATCGAGCAGAATCCAAGGTGCAGATTTGCCAGGCTTGGCAGTTCCCTGCCCAATGCGTGCTAATACTTTTTGACCAATTTTGGTCTTGAGTGCGTTCTTGAGTGCAACGTTAAAAAACAAAACGTTGTTGTGGATTGCGTTGGCATTGTCTAGGTTCACAATGTTTACTTCGACTGCATCTGCAGGGCCGTGGACTGTTTCAATCCCTGTCTTGTATTCAATTGGCTCAATGATGAGCAACTGACCGTTCAAATCGGCAACTTTAACCGATTCGCTCTGTTGTGATGGTGCGCTGAATGTCATTCGACATCCCCCGTTTCTGTTTGGTTTGGTGTTTGGTTTTCTTTTGCTTCTTTAACAAAATCCGACATTGTTTTGAGTCCGAGAAGGTGCAAAGTACCATCTTTTTCAACGTCTTTGCACGCGCATTGGCAAGAGTCTAGTTCACACATCGGTATCACCGTTGCAAGCCTTGCTCAAATCTTTACTAAATGGTTGATAGTAAGGGCAGTACATACACAGGCGTGATGGCACCTTGGGTATGACTTGCCACATTGCAGGTGAGTTCTCAACATCTACTGTTGAAAGTAGCTCGTACACTGAATCCAATCGTGCTAAGGCATCCAATGCAATCTGTTCATCGTAATCGTGCAACTCAACATACATATCGTCAATTTGACCGCCTGTTGGCAGAAAGATCAGACCGACCTTGTTGACGGTTGCACCTTCTTGAGCCTTGCCGTATCCGTAAAGCATCACCTGCACAATTTGTTGCTTGGTAGCACCTTCATTGCGCTTGATCTTTACTGATGCAGGTGATGTAGTTTTCCAATCAAGAACAAGCCCTAAATCTTTATCAAATAGGTCAATGGTTCCCGATAGGTTGGCTCTGATCTTTACCTTACTTTCAACCTCATACCTGTCGGGCATCTTGCTGAAAATACCTTCAAGGTGTGAGTGAATCGCAGTGCCAACTTGTGCAGCCCAATTGCCTGAACTGCCTTGGTTGATCTGCTCCCAATCAAGTAACTTGTAAGCCAACCGGCGTGTACATTCTTGCCCAACTTCAGATGGGCCAATGTAAACCTGTTGAGATCGCGGTGCGAACTTGCCCGCATCAGTGATGATACGAGCAAGTTCGACTGCAAGCCCTTGATTAGGTGTTGAAAGTGGTGTGAAGGTCATTCCTCAATCATCCTCTTGAACGATTGAAAAACGGCGCGTCACGCTTACAACTTCAAGCGCATCAATAACTTGCGCAGGCAGGATTTCTCGCGCCCGCTTGGTATCAAATCGCTTTGACTCCACTTTTGTCCACCTGACCACAGGCCGATTTAAGAACATCCCAAGTTCGGCATCGCCTAGCGCACTTTCAATATGTGCGCGGGCAACATCTGCAACCTCATTCAGTTCCTTGATCTTGGCAAGAGCTGCTTTGTACTGCTCAAGCCACGCGGCAGTGTTGGCATCTAAGTCAACAACGCCTGCTTCAAATTCCACACTCATCCGTTCCCCCTAGTAATAAGAGTGTTTTTTCCAAAATGTCCAGGCAGCACAGGGGCCACCCGAACCATATTTGCGCCCGATGTAGGCAAGCGCAGCAACTGTTTGTGCAACAGTTGATTTAGAGCGTTTTAACCCAAGGTTCTTGTACGTTGAATCCAGCAATTGGCCTACACCTTCGGCTGAACTCTTTGGGTTTTTCTTGTCCATCCAAGCGCTTTCTTTACCCATAATCTTGGTAAAGCACTTGAAATCTTTTGCCGTAAGTAGCTCACGGGCAACTTGCTTGGCATTTACCTGCATCAAAGGTGGTCGTTCTTTGTAAACGATCATCTCAGGTACTGCCGGTGGTGCCATTATTGATTGAACCGCCAATGAGGTTGCAACGCTAACCATTACGATCAGCCCCAACCTTTTGATGAGTCTTTTGTCTGTTGGTGTAATGAATCTGCTCCTTGTTCAGTTGCAGCCAACTTAACTAATACCCGTTTAATATAACCAATTGAGGTATTAAGTTGAACTGCAATTTCGTTAACAGATAACTTTTTGGCGTGCAATTGGATAATGTCTATTGCCATCCCTTTGAAGGCATAAGTCTTATCCCTAGCAACCACCACGGCATCTCTTTCTGCAGGTGTTTTACCACCCCAAATGCCGTGTGGAATCTGTTTTTCTAGTGCGTACTTCAAACACTCCATTTCGTGAATACAACTGAAGCAAATTGCTCTCAGTTGGTGCAGTCTTTCTGCTTCCTGTGTTCGACCATCGGGAAAAAACAAATCCTTATCCTCAAGGTCGGCACATTTTGCTTGGTCAAATCGTGGCAGATCAACAAAGAAATTGATCATTGCTTTTCTGCCAACCATTGAGTTAAGTCTTGGATAACCCAAGCCTTTTCAATCCCTGCGTTTCTACGCTTTAGGATTATGTAATGCAAAGGCACCTCGGACAGTCCACGGGCTTTTGCATAGTTTTCTGCCTCAACCTCAGCTTCACGCCAAAATTCAGGCAAACTTATTGTTTTGCGGTTCTTGAGTTCAAGAACATACTGCTTGCCAGCAATGACTGCGACCAAATCGCCTTCATCGTTCTTGCCAGCCTTGACCAAACGTTCGCACAAGGCACCGGCGCTGCGTAGCCAACGCATCACATCGGTTTCAAATTGTGCGCCTTTGCGCCCGTTTGGGTTGGCCATTACTTAACAATCCTCAACTTCGAAACCTTGGTTGCCATTTCATCGGCATCAAAGATTCTGCGCTTTTTGATTGAGGAAATAATATCTTGGCAAAGGTTAAACGCCTCATCCTCAGTCATTGAGGCAATAAGAATTGCAGCATCGGGCATTGAATCGCGTGCGCGATCTAAAGCCTCAACTGCGCCGTCATCTCGCAGGTTGGCACGGTTGGCAATGAGCAAATCCTCAAGGTCGCTTATGCTGAAATAAGTGATCACATCAGTGGCTAGATCAACCACGGCATCTTGTTCCTCAAGATACAAAATCACTTTGCCTTGATCTGTTGTGTGTACTGAAAACAACGGGTCACGCATCTTTGTCACCGCGCAGCTCGTTGTCAAGAAAATCATCTTTGTAGAAAATAGCCAAGAAACATAGAAAAACAACAACTATGCCAATGGCCGTTAAAAAGTTTTCCATTTTCATCCTTTCGTTCGGGTTAAGGATGGCACACACTACACGGCAAGACCGACAAGGCGCACCGTCAGCGTGTCTGTAATTCCACCTGAAAGGGTGCGCTTGTGTTCACGTCATACTTGGCCGACACCTCAAGAGCCTGCAACATTTGTTCACTTGCCCATTCTTGCCGTTCAAGGTTGGGCAGTTGCACCGCCAATGCGCCTAGCGCGTAGGCTGAGCCTGAGCCGATTCCATAAAGGCCATCTGCGCTTTGACTCATACTCAGATCATCGCCGATTTCAAACAGGTTGCCGTCAAAGGCGAGCAGGTAGGAATATGAAACGCCTTCTTTGGAATAATCGAATCCCTGCGCCTTAAACGCTGCAATGATGCTTGGAATGATTTTCTTGCCCATAAACCGCACAGGGTCGCTGCCATCGTATGCCGGCGGTGTCCAATTATAGGTCAGCACATCCCCTGGCCGACAATCCCCACTTACTGCCAACAGATACTTTTTGAGCTTGATGATCTTGGGGGTGCTTGGACTCAACACCCGCTTATCACCATCGGTAATTTGAGAGTCGGCGGCAAGGCAAACCCACCCATTGCCCTGATACCCGATCACTGTGGTCATAGGGGTCATTTTAGGGGTAGCAGGGGCAAAATGAGAGTTATCCACAGGTTGTGGATAAGTTCAGGCTCAAAACCGTTACCAAAACGTTACCAAAAATTGCCCTGTATGGTCGGTGATTGTCCATACAGGTGGTAGATTTGTCTTATTGGAAAACGAACGGGTTTCCAATAGAACGGTTAGAAAATGATCAAGACTAAGACAGTTGGAGATGTAAAAGTAACACTTTGCTTAACTGAACAAGAAGGTTTAGATATTCTTGATGGTGGCAAATGGTTATTGATGTGTGAAAATCACGGCGGGATTACTCAAGATACAAATAAATCTCGTTTATGGGGTTGGGCATCAACACCTGAACAATTCTGCGATGGATGCAGAAATGCAAAGGTAGGTGCATAATGCCAAAGATTACAAAGAAAATGCAAAAAGATGTTGTTGCAGATATTCGCCGTCAATTGGTATGGATAAACAACGCAATTGCAAGCAATGATTTGGAAACTTTAGATCAACTTGCACTTCAATTATCAGCATCAGCACTTAATCTTACAACTGAGGAACTACTTGCAAAGGCAGGCGAATAATGACTACACCAAACACTCGCAAGACTGCCCAAGAGATCATTGAGGCAAACAAGAAAATTATTGCTGACAATGATTTGAAATCTTGGGATGAGATTCACGCATTTGTAATTGATCAGCGCACTCAGGCAGGTGCATAATGACTACAAAATGGATGACGATGGTTTGCCCTCAATGTGAGGCGGTAGTTGAATTGACTCCCGAGTTCAAGATTTGGAATTTCCAAGATGAATCTTTTGCTCACCCAATTGGGTACTGCTCAATGAAATGCTGCGAAATAGCAGGGCAAGTAAAAATGCGCATCAAAGAAAGAGCAGGTGCGTAATGTCCACCACCGAGAACACCTGCCTGAACTGTGGGGCGCGATTTGATTCAGTAGCAAAGATGCACGAATGTTTTGATTGTTTTCTAATTAGAATTGGGGAAAAGTAAAATGGGTGCAATGAAAAGTCTTATGATTGATGCAAGTGATCAGTTGTTTATCATCAGCCGTGACCTTGATGAGGCATCACAGACTGCCGATCTTGACGAGATGAAGCAGGCTCTGCGCCGTGCAATTGTGAACTCTGCATTGGCGATTGCCTTTATTGAGGAATTGGGGCAGATATGATCACCAAGCGTGGCAAGCGTGTACGAGCTATTGCAATCTTGATTGGCGCAATCCTTATTTGGCAGATTGCCACAAACCTTTGGTGGGTTGGCACCTCACCTAATGCAGAGTTTCTTGGTTGGTGTTGGGGTTCAATGACCGAGTGTGAGGTGCTTGGATAATGGCAACACCTATTCGATCAATCCGCATCGCCACCGATCTATGGCACAAGGCTACGCAAAAGGCCACCGATGAAGGCAAAAGCGTATCGGCAGTTGTTGTGCAGATGCTTGAGGCTTATGTGAAGTGAAGGCGAAAAAGCCACCTGCAGGAACGGCTGCAGGTGGCTTTTTCTATTCGGTCAAACTTATTCAGTGGCGATCTCGCCTGAAATACTTGCGTAGGCAGCAAGATCAATAAATGAATCAAGGTGGTCAGGTGACTCAATCAATCGTGCAACCTTAACCAATCCCATACAGATTGCAACCTGCGCCGGCGTGATCTCCTGCTCAAGGTAGATTGACCACAAACCCGCAATTCTTTGATGGTTCGTTAAAGGCTTGCCGTAGTTCTTGTTTCGATCACCGTGCGTAAGTCGCTTGGCCTCATCTAAAATTTCACCGCGTTCCATCATCCCCCATTTCATACCAACCTGCGCCCCATAAGGTTAAAAGGCGCTTGAAATACTCGTTGTATTGGTGGCCGATAGTATCAAGGTTGTAGAGAGAAACTGCACGCTCACGGATTGCGGCGCGGTCAAGTGTCTTTACATCTTGAGCTGCTTGCATAAATTCTTGCAAGGTTCGGCATCTAAAACCCGTCACGCCGTGGGGATTGTTCTCAGTAAATGCACCCCAATCGGTTGTGATTGTAGGCGTGCCACAAGCCTGTGATTCAATGACCACATTGCCAAACGGTTCAATATAAAGAGTAGGTGCAAAGGTGGCGATGGCACCGCCCATCAGCGCAGCCCTTTTGTGCGGGTCAACACTGCCAACAAATTCGCCGTATCCTGATTGCTCGCCCGGCCCTGCCAAGATCAGGCGCTTGCCAAGGCGCTTACACACCTCTTGGGCAATTCGGTAGCCTTTTCGATCAATCAAACGGCCAATGAAAAGGTAGTAATCGCCTTGTCCATCGCCAAGTGGGAACATCTCAGGTTCAAGGTAGCCAGGAATGACTGCATCATAAAACTGACCATCTGCCGTTGTGGGGTTTTTCCACCCTGCATAGATTGAGTGCATCCAAGCGTAGGATTCAAATACGCGGTATTTGCTAAACACGCCCCCGTAGCCAACGCCAAACTCCACCGCAATTGCGGTGGGGAAGGCATCGGCAATGGGCTTGTGAGCGCCACCGCCGATTAAGCAAATAAAATCTTTTTCTTCAAAACGTTTCCTTATACCGGCAATGACGTTGGCATTAAACACTTGCCAATGGGGAAGTTCGGTATCAAATGAAACTGAGGTGTAATGGTTAGAGCCTTGCGCCGTAGCTCGCATCTGCTCACTGATGCAAGTAACAAGTTCATCCTCAACGCCTTCGGATTGCTCACCGGCATACAGGTAAACAGTGTGGCCTTGAGCCTTCATCATCATTACAAAACGGCGTACTTTTTCCGTAAAAGCGCACCCTGCATACTCTTTTGTGACCTGCGTGTGCGGTAGTGCTACAACGTGAAAACGCATTGATTCCCCCGAATCTTTTTTATTCTGCTTGCACTACCTGATCTGATTCAGCCTCAGCCAACACCTGATAGACAGGCTCGGCAATAGTCTCAATCTCTGTCTGTGTCGTCAACTCATACTCACCCTGACCGCAGACATTGCACTTTGTCACAACTTGAGCATCATCTGCATTGCGTGTCTCCATATAGTGATGACCGCAGCAGACTGAGTTGTATTCGTATCTAATAGCCATAATTACTCCTTAGTAGTAAAGATAAACAACGCCGTTACCGCCTGTGCCAGGCGTTCCTAGTGTGGATGCACCGCCCCCACCACCACCACCTGAACCACCGTTGCCACCGTTGTTAGCAGATGCGTTTGAACCTGCGCCTGTGCGCCCTGCGCCACCACCGCCACCACCAAAAGTCAAACCTGTTCCTGATGTACCTGTTCCTCCTGCAAAGAAATCTCCAGTGCCACCGTTGCCGCCTGTGCCTACACCTAATGTTCCTGCTGCACCACCGCCACCGCAGATAAGTCCCTGTCCACCAAATGCTGCAGATTGTGGGCCAGTTGTTCCTGTTGCTCCAGCACCACCACCTGATGAAACACCAGCACCACCACCACCAGCGCCATAACCAACTCCACCGTTTCCTGTCGTTGGTGCGCCAGTATAAGAAGCAGTTGATGTGTTTCCAGTTGGAGTTGTTGCTCCACCACCTGCTCCGCCAGTTGTACCACCACCGTTAGATGAACCACCACCAGCCATAACCATTCCATAAATACTTGAACCACCAGGTCGGCTTGTTAGGTTGGTGTTAACACCAATACCACCTGCGCCAACGGTTACTGTATTTGTTGCCCAAGTCCATCCAGCAGAATAACCACCTGCACCACCACCACCGCCGCCACCAGTTGTTGTGGTGATTCCACCACCGCCACCGCCGATAACGATTGCATAGACTCGATTGATGCCTGCTGGGATTGTTACAGATGAAGTTCCTGTTGCAGAAATAGTTTGTTGTAGTTTGAGTCCGTAAGGAGTATCGGTAAATGATGAATTGCTATAAATTGATGCGCTCATAGTTGCTCCATTTTAATAGAAAAGATAAAGAATACCGTTGCCGCCTGTGGAAGTAGTTCCACCTTGACCACCACCGCCCCCGCCAAGACCGCCTGCACCACCAACGGTTGAAGTCGCAGCATTACCATTGCCTGCAATACCACCGCCACCGCCACCAAAACCGTTATTTTGTGCGCCACCAGTTGTTACTGCGCCAGTTAAAATATTTATACCGTTTCCACCAATACCGCCAGTATTTGCTACTGAACCATTGAGTGCGCGGCCTCCACCGCCACCAACTAAACCATTTCCACCAGCACCGCCGATATTTGTACCAGTACCAGTTGCAGATGAACCACCACCTCCGCCACCAGAAATTCCATCTCCGCCTTTGGCAGCAGTTCCTACTGATGCTGTTAGACCACCTCCACCTGAAGCACCTGAACCACTATTACCTACAACGCCAGCAGTAACAGCAGCGCCACCAGGAATACCCCAATAATTTGTTGAACCAACAACGCCAGCAGGAGTAGCAGCGCCACCTAGTCCACCGCCACCTAAAAATGTTGAACTTCCTGGACCACCACCACCACCTGCAATAATATTTCCATAGCGAGTGTAACCGCCTGTTGCGCCTACACCACCTGCTCCAACTACACAAGATGAAGTTGCAATAGTCCAACCCCACGCTACTCCACCAGCACCAGCGCCACCACTATTAGTATTACCACCACCACCGCCGCCACCAACTGCAATGGCAAATACAAAGTTAATCCCATCAGGGATTGTCACCGATGTAGTTCCTGCCAAAATTGTTTGGCGTAAATATAATCCGTATGGCAGATTAAAATGTGTGTTTACAAATGGAGTATATGTAGCACTTTGCATCCCAATAGATACTGGGTTGCCAGCTTGTCCTTTGCGGTTTGGATTGCTCATAGTGTTCTCCTAGTAAAAAAGGTAAAGTATTCCGTTGCCGCCTGCGCCGTTGGTTCCTAGTGGGCCACCTGCTCCACCACCGCCACCACCAAGGCCACCAAGACCACCAGTTAATCCTGAAGCATTAGCACCATTGCCTGCGATACCACCACCACCACCACCTGCAGCAAAACCACTGCCTGTACCAGTAGAGCCTGCGCCACCTGTGCTTATTGCACCAGTTGCAATGTTAAAACCATTTCCCCCAGCACCACCTGTGCGAAATCCAGTAGTAGTGTTTACTGCACCACCGCCACCGCCTGCTAAACCGTTACCGCCTGCTCCGCCTGTAGTTGCTCCCGTGCTTGTTGAGCAAAGACCACCGCCACCGCCTGAAATTCCATCTCCACCTGCGCCACCAGCAGGATTGGTATTAGTAAAACTTCCACCACCCGCGCCTGAACCCGAAGTTCCTTTAGCCCCAGTTACTGCAACACCACCTGGTATTCCATAATAATTTGTCGAACCATTAACGTTTCCACCACCGCCAGCGCCACCTAAAATTCCACCTGAAACTCCTGCACCGCCACCGCCTGCAATTACATTTCCGTAACGTGTATAACCGCCATTGCCAGCACCTGCACCTGTGGCTCCTGCACCTACAACGCAACTAGAAGTTGCTACTGTCCAACCCCACGCTACACCGCCTGCGCCACCAGCAGCGTTGTTAGAACCGTTACCACCACCGCCTGCACAGATAGCGTAAACAAATGTAATACCAGCAGGGATAGTTACCGAGGTTGTACCAGCAAGAATTGTCTGTCGAAGTTGCAAGCCGTAAGGCAAGATGGCAGAAGTATTAGCAAAAGGTGTTTCTTCATCACCGCGCATTTGACCTGAGACAGGTCCTGCAACTTGCCCCCTGCGTGATGGGTTAGCCATCCTTACACCTCGCGTGGTTCCATACTAAAATTATTGAGACGGTTATTAGATAAAGGGCAAGCCACTTCATTAGGAAATCCTGTTGACGTAACCTGAAATCGTGATAACGGATGCAGTTGCTGCAAAGGCTGCAACAGTTGATGCTCCTGAACCTGTACCTGTTAGTGGTAGTCCAGCAACGATAAGAACATCGCCGGACTGTGGAGCTAGTGTGATCGGCTTTGCGTGTTGCACTGCGCCAGTGCCACCGAATTGAACGGTCAGCAATACAGGTGAAGTCGAAGTGTTATTAGCATAGAGCCACACCTCGTCAATGATTGATGATGATGAACCTGTTGTATGGATAGTTGTACCAGTTGAGGCAGTTGCCACAACGGTAGTTGGCGCACCTGTTGATGAGCTAGATAAAAGCGTCTTTACATATGTTGCCATTTATATTCCTATCCGAATACTTGGTTTGCTAAAATATATTGGTCAGAGTCAGTTGCTACTGCAGGTCCTGTTGCACCAGTCGGGCCTGTAGATCCAGTCGGTCCTGTTGCACCAGTTGGGCCAGTTGCACCGCTAACACCTGACGGACCCGTGGAACCTGTCGCTCCAACTGGCCCCGTAGGTCCTGTAGCACCAATCGGCCCCGTAGGTCCAACAATACCCGTTGAAACAATTGCGACAATAAGTTGATGATTGTTCGCAAAGTTAGTTGTGCCTGTTCCACCCGATGATGTAAGCGTGACGGGAACTGTAATATAACCCGTAAGCATTGTTGGCGTTGCAGATACTGTGAACTTTTGAAAGTTATCAGACAGGCTTTTGTCTTGGACAATAATTACATCACCCGTTTTGATCAGAGCTAGGAAAATATCAACGTCAACGCCATCTGAGTTGATGTGGCTAATGTTGATCTGTGTAGCAGAAATCTGAGTGGCATTATTCCAAAGAATATCCCCGTTGCCAGGGTCGCCTGATGTTGCCGTTGTATCTGCTCTGTAATCGTAATAATTGGCAGAGCCACCATCTGCGCCCGTGGCACCTGTTGCCCCCGTTGCACCGACTGGCCCTGTAACGCCTGTGGCACCGATTGGGCCTGTTGCCCCCGTTGGACCAACATTGCCCGTTACACCTTGTGGACCTGTGGCACCCGTGGCACCTGCAGGACCCGTCACACCCGTTGGACCGACATTGCCTGTAGCACCTGTCGGACCGCTAATGCCTTGAATACCTTGTGGGCCTGTTGCACCTGTAGGCCCTGTTGGACCCGTAGCACCCGTTGGGCCAGCAACCGTGCTTGCAGCACCCGTGGCACCTGTTGGCCCCGTAGGACCCGTGGAACCCGTTGGCCCCGTTGGACCTGTTACGCCAGGGATACCCTGCGGGCCTTGATCATTAGAAACAACAATTTCAGCAGGTGTGGCGTTGGTAGTTGAAACTGTTACCGCACTATCACTTTCAGCCGTGACTGTTGTTGTTGTGGTTGGAACATAGACAATTGAGGTCATTGTTATCGGGTCACTTCAGGGGAAACGATCAGTTCTCCTTGAACAAGTCGAGTAACAGTGCCGGTGCCTGCAACCATTTCAAGATCATAAATATAAGTTCCCGCAGGAATTACTGCAGTTTGAGCTGCGCTTTGATCAAGGGTAATTGTTCCTGCAGCGCCACCGAGAGTGATGCCCGCACCTGTTGTAAGCGAAAGCACTACTTCAGTATCCTCAACATCCACGCGAGCCTGTAAACGGGCAGTGTAATTTGTAAGGTTAACGGCGGTGCCATTTACTCGCCAAGTCAACACAAGGTTATAGGTTGCCCCTTGTTCAATGCTTAAATCTAGCGTGCCTGCGGACATTTGTTAACTCCAAAACTAGAGGTTGATTACTTATCTGAATTGATGCCAATAGCCTTGTAAGTTGGGTCAATCCACTTAAAAATCGGTGCTGCAACTGAGCCAAGAAGGATGGCGTACTCAGGCTTTACATCTGCAACTAACGCCAACAATACTGTAACCGTTGCCACGCCTACAGAGCGCAAATAGGACTTGAACTCATCTTTGAATTTTTTAGATACTTTAATTGCCATTTTCAGCCTTTCAAGCTCTTTATCAGCGCCACGGCTTTTGCCGGGGTAATGTTTATTTCTATGTGCATCCAATCAGGCTTTGCAGTTTTATATGTGCCGCCTGATCTCAACCCATATTTCTTGCAGATTTCAAGTATAGCGGTTTGTTGTTCTTTTGTTAGGTTTCCATCTTTATCACCTTGAGGATGACGTGATGGCCAAACATCGACTGCAGTACCACTTGCGTGGTTTGAAAGTGTGCCATTGCCACCGCGAACATCACGAAAGGCATAACCCTGTGCTTCGCCTGGCTCTAGTTTTTCAACCCTTTTGTGCCACTCTTTAAGAGCGCCAACAAGTAGTGGGGCAACCGCTGCTGCACATCGAACGCGTACAGGCTTGAGGCCGTTAACTACTGTGAAAATCCCAATGCCAATTTCTGATTGAATCGGGCTTGCAGGCCAACCATTTGAAGATTTCATTTGTCTCTATTTGTTTTTTACAATATCAAGAACAATTTGCATTTGGGTTTCAAGGCGATTGATCGAATCGCGCATTGAACTGCCACCATTGGGCTTGAGTTCATTGAGGTAATGCTTGACCAACCATCGCACTGAGCCTGCAAAGGCGCTTACAATTGCAATGATTGATACGATGAGTCCAGCCCAATTTGATGGGGTCATTTGCGCGGTTTCCCGTTCTTAGTTAGTGGTTGTGGTGGTACTTTGCAAAACCTTTAAAATTGATTTTGCTTTAGTCATTTCTAAAGTTTCTGTTTTGATGGCATTGATACATTCATCTGCATACCATAGTTGAGCAAGCAATTGAACATCCTCAGTAGAAACGTTAACAATCACTTCGTGTTGATTTTTTGACCCTTTATGCTCAACTAATCTTGCAGGCCATTCCGTTGGAAGTGTTTTTAGAATATCTTGGTACAAATCAATGTTTTTTTGGTATTGCTCTACCTCTGCAATGCGTGCCTGCAATGGGGTCATTTGTGTTTCTTCAGTCATTTGTATTGCTCCTTTGTTTGATTAGATAAATGCAACGCCGTATCCATCACCTGTTGGTAAGGTTGCAGGGTTAGCATACTTTGTTCCGAACCCTGCCGACCAAAGGTAAGTAGAAACATACGGTGATGAACTATGAGCAACCGCAATTGCATCCCCTAATGGTGAGAAATCAACGGCATTTCCTGTACCTGTCGGCAAGGTTGCAGGATCAGCATACTTTGTTCCAAAACCTGCTGACCAAGGGTAAGTAGTGATGTATGGAGATGAAACGTGAGCAACTGCAATTGCATCGCCTTGAGGTTTAAATTTAACGCCGTATCCAAAAAGTGACGGCAAAGTTGCAGGATTAGCATATTTTGTACCAAATCCTGATGACCAAGGGTAAGCAGAAATATAAGGTGATGAGCTATGAGCAACCGCAATTGCATCGCCCGCTGGTGAGAAATCTACACCGTTTCCATCCCCTGCAGGCAAAGTTGCAGGGTTAGCATACTTTGTTCCGAACCCTGATGACCAAGGGTAAGCGCTGATAAATGGAGATGAACCGTGAGCAACTGCAATTGCATCTCCTTGAGGTTTAAATCTTACGCCGTATCCTGTACCTGTCGGCAAAGTTGCAGGGTTAGCATACTTTGTTCCGAAACCTGATGACCAAGGGTAAGCGGTAATATATGGAGAGCCAGAACTAGAAACCGCAATTGCATCGCCTTGAGGTTTGAATGCAACGCCGTACGCATTTATACCTGGCAAGGTTGCAGGGTCAGAATACTTTGTTCCAAAACCTGCTGACCAAGGGTAAGCGGTGATATATGGAGTTACAGAAGTAGCAACTGCAATTGCATCGCCTTGAGGCTTAAATGCAACGGCGTACGCATTTGAAGTTGGCAAAGTTGCAGGGTTAGTGTACTTCGTTCCAAATCCTGCTGACCAAGGGTAAGCGGTGATGTATGGAGATGATGTATGAGCAACCGCAATATTTACTAACAATGCTTTGCTGCTTGCAATAATTCCTGCAATGTTGTTAAGCATTATGCAATTGCCCCTACAATGTACCAAGTATCTGTGCCTGTTTTAATGCAGGCAGTGGTTCTATATTGTGCAAGAGTAGGTTGAGCCAATACTGCGCCAGCAGATAAAATTGTAGTAGTGCCAGGGGTAACTGCTGAGATAGTGCAAAGCCCAACACCTTTGTTGAGAATAGTAATTACAGATCCGATTGGGATTGCTGCCGTTGCGTTAGTAGGGATTTTAAGAGCTACTGCCGTTGCCTTATTCATAGGCACAAGAACCTGATATGAGTCAACAAGAGTTATTGTGTAGTCATTTGTCTGATCGGCCTTAACGTCAAAAGTCACTAAACCGTTATAGTCTGCGGCCGTAAAAATATCGCCGGTTGATGCCGGAAATCCTGTTGCCATTGTTTTTCTCCTAGTATCCCATTATTGATTGACCGATTATACCGTAGGTTGATGAGCCTAATATAAAGCCTTCAACGATAGGTTCAAGTGTTGTTACTGTGCATTTCATTGAATTAGGGGTTATATCCCACGCCAAGCCCTGCACCTGCAGGGTTTTAACGATTGTTGATCCGTCTGGCTGAATGTTAGTGATCTCAACATTGTCAAAATAATCAAGGCCAATCATCGTGTCGGTAGGCACAGTAGTATCAAGTAGATCAACCGTCATTTGATCAATGCGGATAGTTGTCTCAGACCTAGTGGCTACATAAATCTTGGCAATATCTAGGACTTGGGCATCTGTCTGAGCTATGAGGTTGGTTTGAGTCATCCCGTGTGGGAAGTATTTAGTGATTGAGGCATTATCAAAGGCGCTCTGCATTACCCCACCAATGCGCGTAAAATCGCAGGAATTTATGATGAGTTTATCGTCAAAGGCAAAACTAAGATTGGAATAAGGAATGCCTGTCGTTTGATTAAACTCAATCGGTGCAGGCGCTAGAGAACCAACTACATCGTTGCGATCTTTAAATTCAATTGCGCCGTCTGATCGAATAAATAGCGCACCTTGTTCGCTGAATTCTGCGTTTTTAAGAGCATCTAGTGATGATCGAGATGTGCCAGGGTCTGCCTGCACTGTGGTTTGACCAGTATCAACAATTCGCATTGTGGATGGAAATGAAACTTGATCCAAGATTTTTGTAATACGAGCGCCCGTAGTCTCGCCAGCGGTTGCCCCTGTTACGGTAGAGATGTTGGCTAGGTTAAACAGACGAAAAGCATCTGAACAGACGATATCTACATAACCTGTTTCTTGACCTTTTGGGTAGGTGTACACATAATCTTGAACATAACCTGAAAATAAGAATTCTTGAGTTGTATCTGTGGTTGCAGCAACACGGATTTTGCGAAGTGGTGTTAAGTAGCCAAAATACGGACTAGCAGTGTTCTGCGGGTTAAAATTAGAATCAGGGTCTAACACTCGAACTGTGCAACTGCCAGCCTCATAGGTGTCACGCTGAATGTTACGTCCACGCTTAATGACTATCTGACGAGTTACACTGCTGAGATCAATGACGGGTTCTACCACTTCGCTCGCTGCGAACCGAGATATGCCAATAATTCCGTTACGGCTATCTCCCAAAGTAAATGGAAATGCAAAGGTAGCGCCCTGCGAGAAGTCAAAACTGACCGAGATGGTTGCAGGCAGGGTCATATTGCAAACGATCCCTGAATTCGACCTGTGCTAGAAGATGATCCAGAAAGCGATGCACTAAGTAATCCTTGACGAATAGCCTCGGTTAATTCTTGATTTGTAAGGACTGATCCATTAACTGTGACATAGACATCTCCGCGACCAGAGGCTGCAATGTTATATTCGCCTAAACCAAGATAATCCAAATAAGTTTTAGGGGCAACGACAGTGCCACCAGTACCTGCACCCGCGCCGGCACCCGCGCCCGCGCCTGCACCGCCACCAGTATCACCTGCACCCGCACCTGCACCCGCACCGCCGCCAGTATCTCCAGCGCCTGCGCCAGTACCGCCACGGTCATTTGTAAAACTTAAAGCAGCAATGCGTTTAGCCTCAAGTTCTAGGGCTGCAAGATAATCGCCCCATTTAGCAAAAGGATTTTTTGCATCTGGCATATTTCTTAGGAATGTAGCGAGCATAGATGTTTGGCCTTGAGTCTCACTAAGTTTCTTTGCCAAATACTCAGCCGCGCCAACATTTTCATCCAAAATAGCAAGTTGAAGTCTAAGGCGAGTTCGATCTTCTTCTGAAATTTTACCTTGTAAGGCTGCATAATTTTGAATATAGTCAAGATCAAAAATCTTAGATAATTGCTTCATCTTTTCAGATGCTTTTTCCAAAGCAGCCTTTTTCTTAGCATCTGCAAGACTTTTATTTTGCGCCGCCGCTAATTCTTTGGCGCGTTTAACGGCATCTGCCTCAGCCTTCTTACGAGCTGCAATTTGTGCAGGGGTTTCATAGATTCCCATTGGCTGAGATCCCAAGTAGCCAGTTGATGGCGCGTTACGTTTAAACTTGGCTGCCTTTTCTGCTGCTTCGATAGCGGCTAAAGCATTTTTTTCGTAATCATCAAATGGATTCAAACTAGCAAGAATGGCTCGATCACTTGAAAGAACATATAACTTTTGAAATCCAAATACTACGGCTGCAACAGTGTCGGCAATTTTAGTTGCTAAAGTATCAATTTTATTAACAAATTCAGTAGTATCTCCAGCGGCAAATACTGAAACCAAAGAATCAACAAGCGCCCCGCCAATTTTCTCGCTTGCTTCGCCTGCGGCCGTAGTGATCAGTTGCAACTTGCCAGCATAAGTAGTCAGATATTGTGCGTTAGCGCCAGAAAAATTCTTAATCATTCTTTCTTGAACTTCTGCAAAACTCATAGATTTAAGTTCTGCCTGAGTAAGTCCTAAGGAATACTTGCGAAGCCCTCTTGTTTGGCCGACATAAGCCATACTCAGATCATTGACTACGGTTTCATAATCAACGCCTGAGCCTGCAGCAATATCTAAGGCTTGTGTAAGTAATTCCTGCGATTTGGTGACTGAGCCCGTAGTCTGCAAAAGGCGCTGCATCGCAGGTCGCAACTGATCATCTGTAACGCCAGACATAACAGAGAGTTCAGATATAAATTGCTCAATGCGTGGGGTTTCAAAGGCCAAGCCTAGATTTTTAACAGATTGTGCAAGTCGTGTGGCTGCCTTCTCATCCTCAATAAATGCTTTGGCAGAGTTCTTAGCAAACTTGAGAAGTTGTTGAGCGCCAAATAATGCTGCAAGGTTCTTGCCTAACTTTTTTACGCTTTTGTCTAATGTATTGGTGGCCTTGCCTGCATCACTAAAAGCCTTCTTACCCTTGAACTCACCAACAATCGTGGCGCGTAATTCAGCCATCAGACACCTCTCGCATTAAATTTAGCAGCGGCCTTTTCCAAGGCTTGAATTACTCCAGCTCTAGCCTTGCCTTCATCTTCTGCAAGGGCTCTAAACATTGCGCGGCCTTTCATATTGGTATATTGAGTAAGCTTGCCTGGCAAGTTTGGAGTGAATTTACCAATAATTCCAGACTTACTACCGGCAGTTTCATAAATAGCGCCACCGCGAGTTTTGTTGTGTATTGAAACAGTTGAGGACCATCCACGCTGATTTGGCTTAGTTGGTGTTAATTTATACCCTATGCCACGGCGTGCAATTTTGGATTCATATTTAGGAAATCTATCAGGCTCACCAATGCCTACAAAGTTTGACGGCATAGCATCATTAGATGGCATATATCCTCTAGCCTTTTTTACAACAGGCTGAAGAAAAGAAATCATTTCAGCACGAACTTCTTTATCAAGATCAGGTGAGAAATTCCTCAAAGCCTTGCGAAGGTCACTTGCGCCGACTAGCTCTGCTCGCATCTCTTTGCTCCTTCGCTCTATCTCTCAACCCTTGCAATAACATTTGCAACATTGATGAATCTAAATCAATTAAAGATTGTGGCGGGATAGCCGTCTCTATGCTCAAGCGAGCAATGAGATAGTGGATGCTATCCCTACCAAGACCTACAGGGGGTCAGACTCAGCAACCTCGACACTCTTGAGTTCATCAAGGAAGTCTGGGCCAAAAGGCTTGACTGTGGTTCCACTCAACCTAAGACCTTCCCAAGAAAGCCAATAGACCGAAGTTTGCATTTCATCGTCTCTAAAAGCCTTGTGAAAACCCTTTTTTGCATACAATTCAAAAGCATATTCAAGCCTTGGCGTGATCTCAATATGATGAACTGTATTATCCGTCATTGTTACTATTAACTTTGCCATTTTATTCCCCCTTATCTAGTTTCTTAGAATGTGCCTGTTGTAGTAACTGCGACTGTGCCTGATACGTTAAAGGACAAACTCATCATTCCGAGATCGCCAACTGCACCGTTAATATCTGTGGTGTTGTTGATTAGGCAAGTCATTGTGTAGAGAGGATTAGTTGCAGATACTGCAACTCCCTTTTGCTGCAACAGAACGATTGGAACGTTAGTTCCCCAAGCAGCTTGCAAAGTTGGAAGAACTGTTGTTGCAGCAGTGTCGTTGTTTAGATCAATTGTTACTGTTGCGGCTTCAAGTCCTTTTACAAAACGATGCCCACCATCACCCATTGCCGTGACTTCCAGTTCATCAAATGTTCGATTAAGTGTTACTGATGTGACGTATGTTGAAAGATCAACTGAATTGATTTTCACGCCAACGTTGTTGTTTAGAAATACAGCCATAAGATTATTCCTCGTTTTTCTGTGTAGATGCTGGCTTAGGTGTTGATTTTTCTACCTGACCAATTTTGATCAGGAATGCTTCGTTATCTTTTTGCCATTCTTCGATGTTCATTATTCTCCTTGCCCATAGACTGTGAGTCTGTAACGATATGAAAGAAACTCAATATCCCCTGATGAATAAGTACCGGCTTCTGCAGATGTCACTCGCAATGTGCTACAGGCACCGCCCAAAGTCAGATCAGATTCAATTGCTGCCTTGATTGAGTAATCCCCCGAACCCTGCAAATACTTATCAAGATCGTTTTGGCCTGATCGCTCTGAAAAACGTTGAACCAAAACAACAACATCAAGGTCTGCCTGATCTAATCCGCGTGTGTTAGCAAGATCAAATGTGAAATTCAATTGCCCAACAATTGCGCACGGTGCCACGGCAGGCGTTGGGATTAGCTCGTAAACACGCATACCCTTAATTGACTCTAGGTTGGCTTTTAAGCCACTGCGTATCTGTGTTGGTAGCATTAGTACGCCAACCCGTTGTTCTTGCGCATAGGGCGCAGCAGTGCCTCTACATCGGCATCTAGTTTGGCGGCTAGGCGCACTGTTCCCATATCGGTGTTGCCTGCAATTCCAAATGGTGACTGATTGCGCAAGAACAGGCGTGATGCCTGAATCTTGGCTGCAGTCTTGACCTCAAAAGGTACTGATGACCACCCAAAGATACCTCTAAGGCGTACTGACTGTGGCAGGTTAGCGGGGAAAACGTATGAACCCACTGCCAGGATTCGACTCAATGGCCAACCGCGTGAAGGATTGTTAACGGGTTCAAACATACGATCTGAGACAGTCCAAACTGTCTGATAAAGCTGATCAAAAGTATCATCTGTGGCGATTTCTGAAAGGCTCACAAAGTCATCAACCTGCACTGTGTAAAAGTCAATTGGGGTGTAATAGCGCGTGGCAGGTGTTGCCTCAGTGCCATCCTTGTAAAAAAATCGGCCACAGTAATCATCAATCATTCTGCTTGCCGTAGCAATTGCAAGTTCAATGGCAGCGTTATCAATTGAATCATCAAGGTTCAAAGAATCTTTGACCTCATTGAGTGTTGTGTAGCCGTTAGTTATCGCCACGCTTTTTTCTCGTTTCTACTTTGGGAAGCATTGCACGTTCTAATTCAGGAACGGCGGTAGCGGTTTCCTTTGATTTTACCTTAAATTTCAAAATTCTTTTTAGAAGTTCCATAGATCGTGGTGCCTATCATCTAGCCAATAGTTCTTTGAGTGAGGCAAAATCGCGCCTGTGTGAACATAGATTGGAAATCCTAGGGAGCGAACACGGCGGCAGAATTGTAAATCTTCGCCAATCCAATCACCGTTGATTGGGCCATCCCAAAACCAACACCAATCTTTACCCTGATGTGGGTCTGCATTAGCCTGTATCGCTTCAAATACGCTGCGGTGAACAAGTAGGCACCCGGTGCCTGCAGCATCTACTTCAAAAATTGAATCTTTGTCGTACTTATCAAGCGGGATAAAACCTTCAGGGGCATCCATAAAGATTGTTGGCAATGGCCTTGGGTATGGATTGCCATTTTCAAAACTAGCAAATACAAGCCCTGCCACAATCGGGCGATCTTTGTCGTGAGCTGCTTCAACTAACTTATCAAATGCTGCAACCGATAACTGCTCATCTGAATCCATCATTAGAAGCCAATCAGATTTGGTTTCTAAAAACTGCTTGACCACGCGATTGCGTTGTTTAGATAAAAGCCCTGAACCTCGAACTCGAATAAATGTTCCAAGGCGAGACGAACGAGATAACGCAATTTGAATTAGATTAAATGCAAACTCGCCATTGACGGTGCCTGGGTCGCAGGTACCAATTGAAACTTTGTGTGCTGATTTCATAGATTCCCCCGAATCTTTGGTGAAGTGTGGGTTGGGCTAATCGGGGGGAATTAACCCAACCCACACAATGTTAACTTTCTAAATTAGAAAGTTGGTGCTACCAAGCCGGTGCCTGAAATAATTGAGGCAGCCTTTGGATAACGCTCTGCAGAAAACGCGCCGAAGCCGTAAACGACAGACTTAATTGTGAGTGTTGAAGCGCCTGTTGCATCAAATGAGAGTGCAAAAGGTGAACCTGGCTGCTCCCAAAGGTGCATTTCAGGTGCTGCAACGCAATAGATTTCATCCTGATTTGTTGCTGCGCCGTATGTTGTACCAACGTTTGCATCAGAGATGATTGGCAGACCCATCATTGTGTAGCCTGAGTTTGCGTAACCTGCTGCGCCTGCTCCTGCTGCTGATGAGTTCATTGGGCCATTTGCAGTTGGAACTACAAGTGGACGGCCTGTTGAATCTGTTGCTGCCAGCAAGAAGGCTAAGCGACGTGGATGCATAATCCAGTGAGTTGGTGTTTCAAAGACGTTGCTCTGAATCTGCTGAATTGCATCAGCCAACTTTGGATATAGAAGTGCAACTGTTGGTGTTGTCGCAGTGAATGTGATTGCGTTTCCACCTGAGTTGCGGATTCCCTTGAACTGTCCGTTTGACCCTGATCCGTTAAGAACCTGAGCATCAACAGTTGTGTGCCAAGAGCGAATGAGGTCAGCAAGTACGAATGAATCAATACCTGAACCACGCTCGATTGCCTGGCGGCTGAGATCCTGTTGTCCGGCAATCGTGCGTACAGGGATGCTCAAAAGTGTATCGTCAGCATCAGTTTCTGATACTGCAGTGTTCTGAGTTTCTTGTACTGCCGTTGAAGTTCCAGTAGTCATACGGGAAATTTCTAGCGACATTCCGGCTGCTGGCAATGTGTGCTTTGCAGTTGCGAAATCCGCAGTTGGGCGGCCTGCGCGTGCAAATGGTGCAGCGAGATCAACAAGGTACTGTGGAACTACAAGACCTGCAAAGTTTGATGTATCAACATCACGGCGCTCAATTGACTCTTCGCGTGTGTGACGAGCTAGGCGCTCTGATGCTGCATAATCATTTTTGAATTGTGCGTTGAACGCATCCTTCACGAATGAAGCAGATGCCTCAGGTGAGTATGTGCGTGCTTCGCGTGTTACAACTGCTCCACCGACAGGTGTTACGATTGATGCAACTGAAGCGCGAACCTCTGTTGCCTTTGCATCTGCAGTTGCTTGTGCTGAGAACTTTTCGATCTTTGCATCTAGTGCGCGTGACTCTTCAACGAGAGCATCTACCTTTTCGGTTTCCTCTGCAGTAAGGTCGGTGCGTGATTCTGCGGCTACTGCCTCAAGAACTGCATCCATTTCTGCCTTAACTGCATCACGGCGCTCAAGAGCAACATCAAGATAAGACTTTGACATTTTTTCTCCAATGAGTGTTTGATTGTTTTGAGGTGGTGGCAATGCTCTCCACGGCGCTTTCAGGGTGTGGGGTTTGCTCCGACTTCGATCTGCTACTTGTGCAGCAGAAACTTATTTTGTGTTGTTGATAATTGCCTTTGCTAGGCGTAGTGAAATTGATCGGCCTGCGGTTGCCATTGGGTCAACAGGCTCTAATTCAATTTCAGGTTCTTCAACTTCAACTACAGGCTCAAGTGTTTTAAGGCCAAGAACAACCTCAAGCATTGTTTTGCCTTCTTCAAGTGAGTCATAAGAATCAGAAATTTTATCAAGTACGGCCTGAACGACAACCATTGATTCGCCATCTAATGCGCGACCTTCTTTGATTGCCTCAATTGCAGTGCGCAAAGCCTCACGCGCTTCAACTGTTGTTGCTGGGTAGGCAGGGTATGTAACCACTGAAACATCTCCATCTGCTAGTGAAACTTCTGTGAGTGTTCGCGTTGTGCGATCTTCATTCCATTTTTGACGAATAACACGGAAGGCAAAACTCATTTGGTCAACATCCCCGCGTTCAACCAACTTGTAAAGATCACGGCCTTCATTTGTGTCTGCAATTTCTGCATCCATATAAAGCCCGCGATCATCTTCAGTCAATGTAAGGGTGCCGTTCTTGGTACGAGCTAGTGGCAATCCTTCGTGGTTGATAAGTAAACGAACATCGGGTGTTTCTGTTAATGTTTTGCGAAATGCGCCCGGTGCGATTCTTTCAATAAATGGAAGTGGCACGCTATCGTCATTGAACACTGCAGCGTATCCGCGCAATCTCATTGTGCCATCATCTGCTTGGCGGGCTTCAACATCTCGAACGGTAAAAGTACGGCGCTCAATCTTTTTCATCTTGCTCCTAGTGTTTATTTCCCCACCTGGTTCCATATCTTCAGAAATAGAAACTGCAACCATCTGATCAATTGCATCTTGCTTATTGTCGTGGCAAGAAAGTGTTGTGTAAGAACCGTCAGATTCTTGTTTGACTGTTGCCCAACCTGAACAATCATTTTGCTTGTCTGAGATGTAGTAGGGCATTACTTAACCTCGTATGCTGCAGTTGGGTCGGTTGGGTCAATAGTTGAAATCTGTTGCAACTGACTTGATGGCAAACCTGTGTGCTTCATATCAGGTAGGCCAACTGCCTTTGTAACTGCTGCAGGATCAAACCCAACTTGAATAAGGCTTGCAGCAATTTCAGTGCGTAGTTTGAGGCCAACATCCTTAGCATCTGAAGCATCAATGTTTTGCAATGGTACGCGGTATTGGTCGCCATCTTCAATTGGTGACATATCTTCGTAAGCGTGAACATCGTTAAGTGAAAGGAATCCTTCACGCAATCCCTTTGTGTAGGCATCGTAGCGCTCATTTGTTGTGCCGCGCAGTAGTGCATCTAGGTTAAATCGAATGAAACCATCTGATTCAGGCAACAATGTTGATAGTGATTGCTCAATTCGCTCCAAGATTGGGCGCAATGAATACTGAACAAATGAAAGATTCTGAGCTTCAACTGATGCAAACGACATTGCACCGGCTACAGGATGGCCAAGAAGTGCCAATGGAACGCGATAAATGCGGGCAATTTCTTCCACGCTAAAGCGCCTTGTGTCTAGCAACTGAGCATCTTGGGCGTTAATTGTTAATGGTGAGAATGAAGCGCCACCTGAAAGAATACCGATCTTGCCTGCGCGGTATGGACCCGTGTGACTGATGTTCCAATCACGGCCAATATCACTTGCCTGTTCTTGAGTAAGTTCACCAGGAACTGAGATCACACCGCCAGGGTTGGCAGCGTTGCCAAAGTATGAGGCGGCGTAAGTATCGGCTGCCATCGCTGCGCCAAGTGTTGTGCGGCAAGCTGCAATTGGGCTTAGGCCGTAGCGCTCACCAGGAAGGCGAAAATCAGGAATGTGCAAAAGTTCTTTATCTGATAGGCGCTGCTCATATACGCCTTGTGAATCTTTGATCTTAATAAAATAAACAAGTGGCTCACCTGGCGCAAGGCGCTCAATGCGAACGTGGCGCGGGTCAATTACATAGAGTTCCTGAACGTCACCCATATCGTCACGCACTGTGAGGATGTAGGCGTTGCCTTCAAGTTTGAATGAAGTAACAATTTGCTCATAAAACTCAAGGCGTGTAGTTTCAGGATTGGGTCTGCTTACCCAATCAGGTTGATCTCCATACACAGTTGCATAAGGCAGACGGGCGCGACCACGGCGAACATAAGCACCAACAGGTAATGATGAAATGGTGTCGGATAAAAGGCGCACGCAAGAATAAACAGTGGACATACGAATTGCAGATTCAGGATCAACAATCACACCTGCAAGGCTTTCAAATGCAGGACGGCCAGGAATGATTGGCTCAATGTACTGATTATTTGCAGAACGCTTGTTGGCTGCCCCTGCCAAACGCTTAGATAAACTCATTAGTTAGCCTTTTCTGTAACCCATACTAGAAACACACCTGAAACAACAAGAGCTAATGGAACTGAAACCATTGCAAGACCGGCTGCTGCAAGGGTTGCACCTATAACCTCAACCACAATTGATAGATCAATCTTTTTCATCTTGCTCCCTAGACTTGAATTGAAAAGAATCGCGTAACCGGCGGTAGCGGTTCAAGCGGTTGTGTGGCTCGATCGTAACCAAAGATTGATGCAACTGCCGCATCCACCTTGCGCCTGCTACTTGCCTTGGCAACCATAACGCCACGACTTGATTGTTTCGTTACACAGTTGGCAACG